CTGGGTGGTGATCGCGGTGATCTGCACGGTCCGGTGACGGGTCAGGGCAGCCAACGCCGCCTCCGCCTGGGAGGTGTCCACCTGCAACTGGGTGGGCGGGATACTCGCCGGGACCTGCAGCAGCTTGTCGATGTACTGCTCCACCGCTGCACGATCCACACCGTGCGCCACGGCGTTGTCGATGATCTGCTGCCGCATGGCCGCCATCTGGCCCTTGGCTTCAGCGGTCGAGTTCGTCAGCCCACCATTGGCCTCCACCACGGCCATCAGCCCGGACACCTGGGTGTTGAGCTGGCCACGGAGCGCGACCGACGCCGCGGACATGTCCTCTATGCTGGTGGTCGTGAAGTGGATCTTCTTGCCCGTGGCACTGACGTGGTCACCCATGTTCGCCAGCGACGAGTCAAAGGCGTTCTGCGCCTGTGCCGCGGAGATCGCCTTGCCGTTGAGCCCGTCAAGGGTCATCTTCAACAGGCCCGCAGCGTCGTTCTCCAACTGCATCTTCAGGGTCGCGTCTGCCGTGGACTGTGCCGTCTTTTCCTGGGCGTCCTTGGCCGACTGCAGCGCCTGGACGGTGGTCCCGAACGCGGTGGCCTGCATCCCGAGCGCGGACGTCTGCCCCTGCACGGCTTCCGTGGTGGGGTGCAGCATCTCGTTGAGGAGCTTCTGCTTATCCAACTGGTCCTGGACCGCGCCGGACGCCCCGATGACGCTGTTACGCATCAAGTCCACGTCGGCGGAGAGCCGCTTATTCTGCTCCGACGCGTACGCCCCGCCCGAGGTCCAGTCGATGATCTTCTTGGAAGCCTCATCGGTGACGTTTTTCACGGCCTCAATGGCGACCTTGTTGCCGATCGCGGCTTGCTGCACGGTCATCAGGGACAGGCCGAGACGTTGCGCGGCTTCCGCCGCCCCGGAGTCCACGAGTTCCTTGGCTACCTGGGCTTTGACGTGGTCACCGATGGCGAGGCTGTCATCCTTCAGGGCCTGGGTGTAGTCGCGGAGCGCTTCCGTTCCCTTCGACGTCCCCAGCGCGGAGGTAGCGGCCATGACGCCGATCCCTGCGATCGCGGCCGTGAGGATACCGACGACGGGGACGGCGAGGTTCGCCATCACCCCTGTGTAGCCGATGGACTCAGCGACGGCGATGATCAGGGCGGACACGCCGGGCGCGAAGGCCACCCGGAGGGCCGGGCCGATCAGGGTCGCGGTGGTGACCAGGCCGGCGAGGACCGGGAGGGGCAGGGCGTTCAGCCCGTCCGTGAGCCCGTTCAGCAGGGTGATCATGACCGGGCCCAGTGGGGCGTACGCGGACAGGATGTGCCCGGCCGTGATGACCAGGTTCTCCAACAGGTGCATCACCGAGGGCAGGTTGTCCATCGAGTACACAATGAAGTCGTTGAACCCGGAGGTCCCGTTGAAGGAGAACAGCCAGGTCACGAACTTCCCAAGCTCCGCCTCACCGGCCTGCAGCAGCGGGTTCATGGTCCGCAGCCCGTCCAGCACGCCGCGGAGGGCGGTGCCGCCCATCTGCCCGAGCGCGATGGAACCCTGCCCGATCATCTGGGTCAGGAACGGCATCCGGGAGTTGATGTCGCCCACCATGTCGTTGAAAGAGGCGAGCATGGCGTTTGCGCTGGTGGCGGCGAGGGCGTTCAGGTCGCCCTTGATGCCCTGCAGGCCGACAGCGTAGGTGTTACCTACGCTGTCGCCTACTTCCATGGCGTCCTTGATGCCCTTGAACGCCAGGACACCGGAGATGCCCATGACGCCGAACCCGACCGCGAGGCCGGTAGCTGCGCCTGCGATGGGTGCGGCGGCGGCGAGGATCTCCGGGGCGAGGGCCAGGAGGACCTGCAGGCCGGAGACCCGGTCACGGTTCGCCCGGACCCCCGCCTTGGAGGCTTCGGTGTTCTTGTCCTGCTCTTCGGTGTCGCGGGCCAGCAGGGAGGCGTGCTTGGCTTGGGCGTCGGATTCTGCGTTGGTCGCCCGGGTCAGGGCCAGCCGGGCGGACGCCGCCTGCAGGGAGTCTTCCCCGTACTTCTGGGTGACAATGTCCAGCTTTTCCTGGGCAATCGTGGAGCGCTGGAACGCGATGTCCAAGTCCCGCTCCGCTTTGGCGACCGCCTCCAGCTTCGCCAGGGCCGGGCCGACATTCGCGTCAACCTTGACCTTGGGTTCGAGGGCGCCTACCTCTTTGGCCTCCACCTTGGCTTCGGCCATGCCCCGCTTGAAGTCGGAGTCATCGACGGTGAGTTTCGCGTCGATGGAACCGGTCGTCGTTGTGCCCATGGTCACCCTTCCGGTGGTTGTTCTGTCTCTGGTCGGGTGGCCCGCCACAGCCGTGAGTCAGGGTGCTGGAGGAGGCCGCCGGTCAGTTCGGTGAACTCAGCCCAGGTGATGGGGTCACGGTGCAGCCGGATGCTGTAGAAGTGGGCGAAGTCGGAGACAATCAGGGCCCAGTGGGTGAGGACTTCTTCCCACGTGACGCCGCTGCCTTCCGCGGTTTCGTAGTAGTCCCAGAGGCCGGTGGCGGGGTCGTACTCGCCTCGTCCTGTTGGGTCGTCTGCGCCTGTGCGAGGGTTGTCACCAGGCCCGCCAGTACTTCTTTTGGGACTCCGCGCTCCCACACGTGCTCAGCCATTTCGCGGCCTTGCTGGTAGTCAGCGATCCCGGCCCAAAGTGCCCGGTCAATGACGGAGACGGGGACTCCGTCATCCAGCATTTGCTGGCGGGCGTCCCCGAGGATGATGGTGGTCATTTCCTCCAGGGTGACGGTGTCGCCGCCGTGGGCTGCTGCGTGGAGGCGCAGCCCGTCCTGCAGTGAGACGGGAGGGAGCGGGTATTCCTTGCCACGGACCGGGATAACCAGGGGCCCGACAATGTCTTCGTACGGTCGCAATGCCATGTGAGTGGTTCCTTGCTGTGAGTGGGTGTGAGTGGGGGTGGAGAGGCCCGGCCAGCGCACTCACAACGCTGGCCGGGCCGGTCTGGTTACGCCCCGCGGGTGTACGCGAAGGCGGTGGAAGCGCCGGCACCGTTGGTGACGGTGATGTTCGCCGCACCCGCCGAACCGGCAGGCATGACAGCCTCAATGAGGGAGTCAGACACGACATCCCAGGTCGTGGCGTTGTTTCCGCCGAACTTGACCCCGGTCGTGGACACGGTGCCGGTGAAGTTCGCACCCTGGATCCGGACCAGCCCACCAACGGCCACCCCGGACGGGGTCGCGGACGTGATCACGGGGACAGCGGCGGCGCTGTACGGGTTGGCGATGTCGGAGAGGACACCGTCGCCCTTGAACGTGGCTGTGACTTCCTCGACGTCAGCGACACCGGTCTTGGACTGGTTCCACTCGATCAGGGCCCGGCCCGACTTGGCCCCGGCGGCGCCGTTACGGTCGTAGTAGCGGATGTACACGCGGGCAGCGTCACCGAACTGGAACTGTGCCGCACGGACGAGCTCCTGGCCCGGGTCGAACACGCCGGCCGTGGTGGGGCGGTTGGCCTTGATGGTCACGCCCCAGCCAGTGAGGGTCTTCTCAAACGAATCGAACCCTGCGTTGTCGTATGTGGCGGTGGACTGGGTGGTGGAGTTCTCCTGCGGGGAGAAGTCCTGGATGCCCTTGAACGGGACCCAGGTGGTGCCGTCATTGGAGACGTCTACCTTGAAGCGCCTTGCAAGCGATACTGACATTTGGTTGCCTCCTACGGGGCTTTTGTGGGCATGAAAAAGCCCCGCAGGTGGCCTACGGGGCTAGAAGGGTTGGGCTATTAAATTATGAGTTTGTGTGGCCGTTATCGGCCTCTGCGCTGTGCGTGAAAAGTCTCAGCCGGAGTTCACGGGCTGCAATGCTTGCGGCCTCAATGTTGGAGAATGAACCGCCGAACACCTGCTTACTCTTGTGACCGATGACCACCCTCCACCTCCCAGAAGGCGAGTGCCAATGCACGCCGCGAACTCCGGATTTAGTGCCCTTGTTCGCTCCGGCTCGATTCTCCGCGTTCTGCTTCACAGTAGTAACGCGTAGGTGGTCGGGATTCACGCAGGCTTCATGGTGACAAACGTGATCGATCACGCCCCCGGTTGGTATGGGGCCGTTGGCCAGCTCGAAAGATATCCGATGGGCCTTCCGCATACGCTTCTTGCCGTCAACCAGTACGGCAAACATGCCGTACTTCCGAACTGTTGCGGCCGTCCACAGCCAGCAGTCTCCGGATTTGTCTACCTTGACCCAGAACCTTGCGATGTCGTTCGGGGTGGTGAGTGTTACCGTATTCATATCAGCGCTCCCTAAAGCGTTGGTCACGGCCCCGGACTGTTAGCGCAGTCGCGGGGTTTCCCCAATTTTACCTCACAAGCGTCAAGAAACGGACGCTTTGTTGGCATCCTTGGGTTTGACCAGACGGGCGGCCAGCAGGTCGATGTTCGTGGCGAGCCGGTACACACCCACGATGAACTGGTAGGCGCCGAGTAGGGAGATGACCAGGCCGACCCACAGCATGATGCCGCCGAAGACGGCCACGACGCCGCCGATCACGCCAAGGATGAGGCCGGAGGTGAGGTTGATCGCGGAAGGCTGTGGTGTCATGCGGGCTATCTTAGTCCCATCCGCCGTCCGGGCGGTTGGTTGTCGGCGCATAATCCAAATCGATATAGAAATGGTCAATGCGCTCGTGACGCCGGGAGGAGTCCTGCCCCATGGGGACCGAGGAGTTCCGCAGGCACTGGATCACGTGCACGGACCCGAACGCCTGGTCTTTGAGCCCGTGGAGGAGGTCGAACACGGCGTCCCCGAGGTCGTCCACATCCAACGGGTCACCGGCCACCCCCCGGCACCGCGCCTGGACAAGGACCATGCCCATGGGGATCATGACCTGGTCCGTCATGGGGACGGCGGTGAGGACGATGGCACGGTCCGGGGATGTGGGCATGGACTTGAACACCACCGCGGTCTCATTGGCGGCGTACGCCCCGGTGAGCCGGTACACGCCGATCCCGGAGTCAGCGATCATCTGGGCGATGCCGGTTAAGAGGTCCCGGGCTGTGGAGGACGCGCCAACGGTTACAGGCATCGGTTCCCCTTTCGTGGGGTCAGTCTAGGACGCGGCGTAATTCGGTGGCAACGATCTCCAGGATCTTCTCTGTTTCCTGGACTAGGGGCTGTTCGAGGTAGAGGGCCTGGCCTACCTCGTGGCGGAGGTCCAGACGGTAGTGCTGGTATCTGGCGTCGGGCCCGGCGAAGTAGACGCGGGCGCCC